CTTAATTCATATTCAATATGCGGTTCAGCATTAATCTTTAAAAAGACTTCATTCGCTTTACCAATAACAACATTGGCAGAAGTGTCAATCACCTACCCCATGCATCTATGGGTATTTATCTACCTTTGTCAAATTTTAAATAGCAACTCAGTAAACCTTTCATTAAATTGGATGACATAGTATATCTTCCAAAACGTAAAGGAGAATGTGGAGTAGTATGCCTATCCTTTCCAGCAAATATTAATAAACTATTTTGAGGGGCTTTGAATAAACCATCTTCGAATAAAGTTCCATTACTAAAAAGAGGAAAAGTTTTTATATAATATACACAAACATAGGGAACATAAGCATGGTCATGCCAAGCGATATCTCTCTTTTTACCATTAGTCCAATTAGCCCATGATTTATCAATAGTAAAATTAATATTCATTTTTTGATACAAAGTATCTAAAAGATGAGTATGATACCACTCAAATGAAGATTCCTGATGCATTAATGGTCCAGTCTGTAAACCTGGAAAACGCCCTTTCTTAGCCTGCTCTGGAAATTCTTTGTTACAATCAACTAAAAATAATTTAACTTCTTTTAAAAGAGTTTTTCTTTGCTTTTCTGTCAGAAAATTTTTAATTAAAATTTTATCCAAGACCTGACTGAAACCTCATAAATTCTATTGCATTCTTAATCTGATATGTTCTGTTCTGAACTACTTTAAGAATACTTTCAATATATGTAAGCATTGTATCATAGTAATCTATCTTTAGGGAAGTATTAGATAACTTTTCATCTGCATCCAAATACTTCTGCATCGTATCCTTATCCCTTATCTTCTTTGGAAAAGGATTCTCTACATATACTTCTGGATCTGCTTTCCCACTAAAATACTCATACCGTTCATGACGGATATTCTTCCTTTGTTGCTCTGCTTTCTTTCTCAGAAGGAATATAGTATTATATAATTCAAAATATTTTGCATGAAGAGAGGGGATATTCAATGACTCAGTATGTAGATTATCTGGATCTATTTTTGAATCTTTTTCCCACATCTCTTGAAGTTTTTCAAGATCAATGGTCATACACTTTTCCCCCACCGAGGAGGATTATCAGGACATTCCATACTTGGAATACGACATTTAATAAACATAAAACACCAACACAACTTACATTGTTTAGTCAAATCTATAAAATTTGGACAACTCTTACAAATTTCATATCTTGCTGCACTTTCTTTAGTATGACCTAAATTCAAATAATGATGCACATATCTTTCTGGATGAGGAATACCATCATCCCCATATTCCTCAACTATCTTCTTCTGATCCTCTGAGAGTGAAGGTTTCCAGTTGGGATCTTTAGCTCTTTTATTACAACAATCATAAGGATCTTCAGTCACAACTTAATGGGTTATTCTCCAAATCAGTGAGGTTGTAAATACTATACTTCAAACTTACGTCTGCTGTAAAGTACTCTATATCAGTATCTGTAGCATCAAAATTCAAAGTTGTCAAGGAATATGGAAATAAATCACTAAATACTACTTGAAAATTTGGGACAAGAGAACTATTTAAAATTTGTAAAGTTCCATCTGAATATATGTTATCTCCTGGTTGGCCAAAATTCGCTGGCATTGTAGCTTCGGATTCTAAATCACTAAATTCTTTCATAGTTTCTGGATATCCCAACCCACGTATCCAGTGTTGTATTGCCATATAATTTTTAAGATCTTCATCTACCAAAAATCTTAAATTTAAATCGCCAAACTGTATCTTATCACCAGGAACTGGAATATCCTTTAACCATGTAGGTTGTTCTGCAACCCCTAATGTTATATCAGGAATATTTGCTTGGTTGCAAAAAAACGAAACACTCTTTGCCCTGTCTAAGGTAAATTTAAACCCAACAGGTGAAAGAAAATTTCTATTCTTTATAGGTGTAGCTCTTCCAGTTGTATATTCCGGCATTATTCAGTTACTACAGTTGCATTTTTAAACCAATCAGGTTGATAGGTTATTCCGTTAAGAGTAACGGTAGTTGCTTTGACAGCATCAGCAGCAGATTTAGTGGAATACTGTTTTCTGTCTGCATATATATCAGTCCAAGTGTTATTCTCTTTCCAATATACATCACCAGCAGTTAACTTACCAGGAGTTTTAACGTGATAAGGCATTTTTTTACAATAACTTTTAATTATTTAGTCTTTAAACCAAATGTTAAATGCTAAACATATTCTTGTATGATCAGTTGTATTAACATTTACTCCATGCTTCATCCACCCAGGAAACAATATAATCATACCTTCTTGTGGTGTACATTGTTTTCTTTCACCCCACTTAGTATGCATTTCGAAGCAGGGAGTAGTTCCTAAAAAAGGATTTGGGGATTCAAAAAAGAAATCACCATCTTTTTCATTTGTTTTATAGTAATAGCATCCAGAAATATTTGCAGGAGAATGGTGGTGAATATCTGCATAATTTCCTTTTCTATATCTAGTAAACCAAGATTCTAAATTATAATCAGGTAATTCACACCCCAATTCATTACAATATAATTTTACATGATTCTCTATTTCTTTAATTACTTTATTCAATCCAAATTTTTTTAAAATATTATCTCTTTGTTTAAAATCTGATGTGGTAAAATGAGAGGATCCCCACAATTCACCCATATCAAAATACTCAATCTTAGGCATCACCTTCTCAATATGATAATTTAAAGATTGATAGTCTTTAACTTTTGATCGATAAACTGGAGTAGGATATAAATGTTCTATCACTTTTCTTTAAATATAATATTCCCTGCCAATACTAATCTATTCTCACATTTATTTTTAGGAACACAATGCTGAATAGTTCCTGGAAAAATTACTATTTTTCCTGCTTCTGCTTTTACCCTTTTACCACTAGTAGTAAAGATTAAAGGAGAAGATCCCTTTGGTGCATTAACAAAATAAACAAACGCTAAAAGATCAGATCTGTGATCATGATTTATAGTGTATTGATCTTTACCATATTTTGCAAACCATACAGTCATCTCAACTTTTATTAAATTATGTTCTCGAAGAGCCGTTTTATGCATAAAATGGTTGCCATAGCAAAGACTATCCACCCATTTCATAACTGTTTTTACACCTTCAGTTTCTTCTCCTATAGGAAAATTATACTGTGATCCCCGAATATTAGTATATCTTTGATTGTCAATTGGTGTATAAAAATCAACCCTATCCGCCTCTTCCATTAACTTCTTATTTAAAGTCTCTGCATATGGATGTTTATCAACTATCACTGAATGATATTCTTTAATTCTCATCAATTGACCACCTTCATTGGGGTTATATACAGTGAATCCTGAAAACCTAATGGGCATTATTCTTTTAGTTTACTTTTATTTTAACATAAAAAAAGACCCGCGTAAAGCGGGTCCTTGATAAACGATGGAATATGTACCATCTTTCCTCTTACATGAGGTTCTTGACTGCAACGCGACGATAGTAGCGGTTGCTGTTAACACCAAGACGACCATTTCCAGGAGGATTGGTTGCGTCTGCTTTACCTTCGGCAAATGGGTTCGGTACGATTCCGTAACGAGTCTTAAAGCCGATTTTTGGTTGGAAGGTGTTCTCGCCAACTGCACGAACCATCTGTAGTGGAACGTATGGGCAGTAGAACAGTCCAGCGTCGTAAGGTGAAGAACCTTTGTATCCGACAACATAGTACTGGTTACCACCAGTTGGAGCTGCGTTAGCAGCAGTGAGGTTAGCAGAATAAGGATCGATGTATACGCGATACTTACCTTGCAGAACACCAGCAAAGGTGTTACCTGTATCGTCAACGTTAAGATTAGCGTTGAGTGCAGGAGTGTAGTCTAGGACACCAGCCATGGTCAATGCAGATGCTACATCAGCAGAGCACATGATGATGTTGCCCTTTCCGCGACGAGTTCTTTGTGCGATGGCGTTTGCATCTCTCTCGATTTGGAACAGAAGACCTTTGAACTTCTCAACTGACCATCTACCGTTAGAGTCGATGTCCAGGTCAAAGATACCTGCTTGGGCGACGTTTTGTACAGCACCTTGCTCAGCAACCTTGTAGATAGTTCTGATAACTTCGCGGTTGATTTCAGCGAGGATCTCAGTACTTAGGATGTTAGCAAGTTCTGCTTCTGCGTTCAATCCGTGGATTGCTTTCAAGTCTTGAGCAAGTTCTAGACTGTACTCTGCTTTCAATGCTCTTGACTTAGCAGTTACAGTTACTTTCTCAATACTGAATGCCATCTGGTTGAAGGCATAATCAGTGGTTCCGCGTAATGCTTCAGCGGTTCCTGTAGGCATACCTACACCTGTGTCATAGGCAGTAGATGTTGCAGATCCAACAGGGTTCAATACAGCGGGGTTAGTACCACCTGGTGAAGGACCAGTTGTACCAATACCAGCGGCGGTATCTGGGAACGTAGTGTTGGTTGCGCCTTTGTCTTCTCCAGACCAAGCAGTGTTTGCTTCGTCGTAGAATGCTTCGATTCCGTTCTTCGCTTCGTAGCGTGAGCGCATTGCGAAGATAAGACCAGTAGGTCCGGACATTGGTTGTACACCAGCCAGATCGTATGCCACCAAGTTGGGCATAGCACGACGAATCAAGCTAATAAGTACAGGGTCGAAACCAGCAAGGGTCTGATCACCACCGGATTGGTATCCAGTGTTACCAACTGACATAGTTGGTTGCTCAGCCAATAATGACCCACCTTGGTCAAATGATGCTTGGTCTCTTAAAAACTTTTCTTGGTTTTCGAGCAGGACTGCGGTTACCGCTTTACGATGAGGATCTTTGATTTCATCAAGACCATCATACTCTAGGAGAGGCTTCCACTTTTCCTGCAACTGTTCTGTTTGGAACATTTGAGGTTACCTATTTAAAGATTAAGTGTTTTGTTTGAATTAATATTAAATTCAGTTATTTAAGTCTTCCAAGTGTTTGCATGTAAGCAGCCATGTTACCAGTGACTTCATCAGCACCAGCATGGTCTACTCCTTCAGACAGATTTTCGGACTTACTTGAAGTATTTGGTTTTGAAGAGAAATAAGACTCTCTTAGTACCTCTAACTTCTCACGATATTCGGTTTCACTTTCAAACTCTACACTTTCGGCAAGTGAAGCGAGCTTCTCTTTCTGAGTGGCTGCTAGGCCTTCAGAAACATCTGAAAGAACACCATCGGCAACAGACTCACCGAGTCTCCTGTTTAATCCAATGTTCTTTTCGATTTGCTCATTGAGCTTGGTCTCCATGTCATCAAGTTTTTCTACCATACTCTCAAGGACATCATATTTATCGTCAGGGATTGATACATAATGTTCTTCAAATAGTGACTTCATCCCAGTTAAGAAGGATTCTGTCAATTCTGTTTTGAGTCCATGTTCGATAGCGAGTTGGTTCTCATTAAACCATTCCTCGGATACGTACTCAAGATAGTTATCGACACGCTCGGTAAGTTCTACCTTAGCAGCAGCAACTTCCTCATCTAATTTTGCAGCGTGTTCTGCTTCGATTTCTGCTCTTGCCTCATTTACGCGAGACTTAACAGCAGCTTCAAAGATTGTCTTAGCTTTTGCCTTGAACTCTTCAGTAAGTTCTTCTCCGCCAAGTAGAGCGTTGACATCTTCTTCAATGTCTAGTTCAGGTTCGTCAACTGTTTCTTCAGCGACTTCTGCTTCTGCAACTACTTCTTCAGTTTCAGTTACGGGCTCTTCTGCCACAACTTCTTGCTCATCAGTTACTTCCACGTCTGCCTCTTCCTTTTTAACAGCTTTTTTGTTTACGGCAGTTACGGATTGGAGTATATTACCAGCAGGATCCTTTAACTTAGCCGAATCATTTGTCGGTGTATAGTTATCAGGTGATGGTCCACCTAAATCTTCGACAGTTCCTGTTAGTCCTGGTCCTGGATTCTTCAGCTTCTGCATCGGTTCTGCTGGAGCTGCCTTGGCATTCACAGCAGTTTTCGATTGCTTAGTGCCTACTTCCATTTCTTGTAGTTGCTTGCCACTAGACATTTTGCGTAATCTCCGAGTTTTCCGTAATTAAACCTACTTTTATTTAGAAGTTTTATATGTTTGATAAGAAATCATTAAATAAGCTAAGTTTTTGCTCATCTAATTTTTTCTGATCTACTAGTGTATTGATGGTCTTATAGGTTCTTTCTGCAAACTTCTCACGCAGAACACCTCCATCCCATACCCAGTCTTTTCCTTCCATAATTCCCTCAACAAAAGCATCAGGAGCAGAAGGGTCAGCGACGATATCAGCAGCAGTTGCTAACATAAAGTCATCACCGACAACATTAAATCCTTCACGGGTTGGTTTTAGTGAACCAATACCACGAGAAGAAACACCAAGTTTAACACCTTCCTCAATTAATGAAGATGCAATTTTACCCATTGGTGTACCGAGAATTTTCGCTTTACCAATGAAATTCTGTCCGTTCTCTCTTAGAGAAACGATTTTATGTGAAACTCTATCAAGGTTCACTGTTGGTCCATCAGGATGTCCAAGTTCTCCAAGTGCTCTACCTGATTGGATATGAGCTTCATTATAACGTCCAACCTCCTTACGGAGAGTTTCCATAGGATACATCCGACCATTACGGTTTTTGATGTTACCTTGCAAGAAAACGCCTTCGATATACATCGACTTCTTGCCGTTTCTATTTTCAACTAGAAATTCGACTGATTCGATTTCTTCTCTAATGAGTTTCATTTAGGCATCCCCTGCTATTTGAATTTGTTGAACATATGCTATACCAGATCCACCATCAGTGGCAGATCCCATACCAACTCTTGCTACTTTCCACAATTGAGCCCATGGGAAAGTACCATCACTTGCTGCTAGATCTTGTGAATCGAAGTCAACTGTAATACGAGTACTCCAATATCCACTTGCACCAGCATTGCTGTTTACACTAGTAACATATGCTGCATTAGCGGTAGCAACTCCAACACCAGGACCAAAACTTAATACACTATTACCAGTTACATCAAGCATAACCAATTGACCAACATCAACTGGAGATCCTGTTCCTTCAGCAAAATCAAGTGTTGTTTCACCAACCCCTGTGGTAATACCCACAACTCGGTTAGATCTAATCTTATCCATACTTAGTATGGCAGTAGTATTAGCGGGAATATAATATCCCGTATCGTCTGCTGTTGGATTCGTATTTATGGCAACATGGGTATCAGTTCCTTTTGCGTAAATTCTTACGTAAGGAGATTCTTGTTTGAATTCAACATAAGTGGACGCAGCTCCTATCGTAATAGTAACTCCGGATCCGACTGGTTTATGTGCTGCCATTAGAATATAAGCTCATTTAACAGTTATTTATAATGAAATTATTCAGGTGGTGCTTCACCAATTGCAGGAGTAGTCCTTACAGGGGGTGAAGGTTGGTAATCATCTTCAGGATCAACTTCAGGTGCTGCATCTACTTCAGCTTGAGTAGGTGCATTCTTTGAATTAAAAACACTATCTGCTACATTATTCCGAAAAGCATCAACTTTACCGGAAGATTTTACATATAGCATATCCTTGATTTTGTCGCTTATTGCATTCGCAGAAGAGTCCTTCCCAGAAAGCAAATCCATTAACTCGTCCATTTTATTAAATTATAAATAGATAATCAGTTTTATTTATATTTCCCCACCCTTAGGTAGTTCAGTTGCACTAGCTTGAGACTCCAGATCTGGTTCCATAACAGGTGATCCAAGGTCATTAGACGCTGCACCTGCTTCAAGAGGTTGTCCAGTTTCAGGATCAACTGCCATATTTGGATCAGGAATAATACCATCCTTAATTTCTTTTTCCATCAAGGCATCCTGTTCCATCATCTCTTCTTCAGTCTGTCTAAGTAATTTACGTCTTACAAAGTCCTGAGAAAAATACCTTCCAACGTATGGTTCTGCCTGTGCAGCTGCATTTAATCTTTCAGTAAAGAGTTCAGTTTCCTTTAATTCTGAGAAGTGATTGTCATATAAGAAGTCATATTGTATATGTTCACTCATTATTTCCCAGTCTTCTGGGGTGATCACATTCTTCAATAATAGCTGAGTTTTCAGCATATCATTGAATAGATTAGAGAATCTCTTTCTTAAACGACCTACAAACTTAGTAAACTTTAGTTCGTCTCTGAGGATTTCAGAAGATCTTCCGAGATTAAATCCACCTTCACCATCCATTCTAGAGGGTGGAACGTTGAGTGAACGGTACAGTTTCTTTTTAAAATACTCAATGTCCGTGATTTCCCCAAGGTTTTGTCCTCCTGGAAGAGTAGTAATTTCAGTACCACGTCCTCCTTCTCTGCGAGGTAACCAAAAATCCTCAAGCATTGCCATGTATTTTTTGTCATCTCGAATCTCTCCGGTAGATGCATCATATACAAGCTTGTTGCGATAACGCATCATCACATCACGCAAGTATTGTTCTGCTTTAATTTTAGGTAGATTACCTACATCAATGTAGAAAATTCTTCTTTCTGGTGCTCTTGATAATCTGTATATAACAAGACTATCCTCAATCATACGTAATTGATTGAGTGATTTAATTGCTTTATGTAGATAAGAAAGTGTATTCCCCTTAGTTCTATCTACAAGACCTGATGTAATATATGATATTGCATCTTTAGCAATCTTAATTCCTTGACTTGCACCAGTAGCAGTAGCATTGCTAGTTGGATATGCAGATCTAGGATTGTAAATGAAATATTCTTCTATCTCTGGGAAGGGTAATTCTTGCATAGGGTTCTCTTCCCCTGCAAGTCTTGTATTAAAAGATTGATTATCTCCACCGTTCTTCGTTTTCTTTTCTTTACGCACAAAACGCATTTTCAATGCGTCAATATATCTAATTTCTTGTATTCCTTCGTGAGGAGCTTTTAAATCTATTACTTTATGATAATATAATCTACCATCAACATACCAATTCCTGTAGATCTCATGTGCTTTTCTATCAAAATCCAGCAAGTCTATAATAAACTTGAATTCATTTCTAATCTTTTTCTTAATACCATCACTGGCATTTAAGTTATCAAGGTCAATCTGTACAGGAGCATCATTTAAATCTGATACAATTGCTTCATTTACAATATCTTCAATAGCACTATCACACTCTGGGTGCAATGCCATCTCACGATATCTTTTAATTAATTCAAACTCAGTACGATATACACCTTCTAAGTCAACATAAGACCCAAAAAAACCACTACTCATATAATGGTCAACCCCATCCTCATCATTCTGAGGAATAGGGGAAACCGTTGTAGGAGATAGTGGTTCAGTGTCCTCTATCGAGAACCCAAATAACTTAGCCATAATTATCTAAACTTTCTACTATTTAGTTAACCATTAGGACCGCCAGCCCCAGTAAGTCTGTAAGACTGAACGTTGAAATCAACGGTAAACTCTTCTATAGTATCGCTCGAATCGTAAGATAAGTCAATAGCTGAAATAGTTGTGGGGAAGATATCAACAAATTCATATTCTTTTAGAACAGAATTTGAATTTCCATCAGAATTTACACTACTAGGAGTTGAACCTCTACCTAACTGATAAACAGTAGCATTGGTCATATAAGATTCTGGTAGTGTAGCACCTAAGTTATTATCCAACTTAGCAATTTGCTCCATCCACTGTTCAAAAGCATTTCTGAGTTTGAAATCTTCATCATTAATAACTGTTACAGACCATGTTTCAATGGTTCTGTCTCCGGCAACTTTAAAAATACGACCCCTGAACGGAACATCGATTGCAGCGATATTCGAAGCAGGTAATGATGATGCCTTACACATATAACGGAAATTATCCGCATCCCATGAAACACCATTAGGTAAAGTTGTAAGTTCAACCTCGAACAAATTGGGTCTTGCGCCGCCACCTATCAGTGCCGACTTAAAGTTAGAGATTGTCTTATTCTCTCTAGTACTTGCCATTTTTTTAGATCCTCCTGTTGTTATTTAGATATTAAAGTTAAACTCTACCGACCACTTCTTCAAACGAGACACCAGTTCTCGTAGCAACAAAGGTTAGAGTTACGTAGTTGATCGACTTGGCAGGCTTCAGGAAGATGTCTGCGCGGAACTCATTGTTATCGACAACATCAGGAGTGTTATTCGTGCTGTCACAAATAACCTGGAACCCATAGAGTCCTCTCTTCGCTTGAATATCACGAAGATATGGTTCAACAATGTTTCTAAAGTTCGCTCTTGTTAACTCATCGTTGAGTTCAAAGAGTTGAGCTTCTGCTGCTTTCTCAAGTGCTTGCTCAACGGTAAGGAACAAACGACGAACGTTAATTCTATCAAATGCAGATGCATATCCAAGAGCAGTCTTATCACCGAAGAGTAATGTTCCAACTCCAGGTTGAGTAATAACTGGGTTGATCCTTAGTGGATACAACTTATCTCTCTGATCCTTATTAGGATTATATGCAAGTTTGATTGCATTGTTGATAATACCGCGTTGTTGTCCAGCAGGTGAGAACCATGGATAGGAAACAATATTTGTGCGGCACATTAGACCAGCAACGTCTGCGTTCGTTGGAACGTAACGGAACTGATTGTTAAATCTGTCGTAAGTATACTTGTAACCACTATCAAATACACCGTAAGATGAAGATGATAAAGGACTAAAGTACTTAACTAGGTTATCAGTTTGAGTAGTAGTATTAGTAATACCAATCAAATCTGATCTGTGTGGTCCTATGCAAGCAACACAATCCTTTCTTTGTCCTGCGACGGAAAGCAGATAATTTGCTTTTGCTTGAGAATCGCCTTGGGTAGAAAGGCCAGGACCCATTATTAAGTAATCAACTTCAACCTCATTCTTGTTATCAAACTTACCATAAGCAGTAATGAGATTTGCTAAGGTTGCAGTCATTCCATTGGCAGATGTATAATCAACACCTCCATTTAGACTGTAGTTAGCATTACCAATAACATTAAACTGAATGCTTTGTGCATCGAGACCCCAAACGCTGCTTCCAACAGTAGTTGCAGTGAAGTTTCCAGCAGTTGTGAATCCAGAACTTACAGGAGTTGTATTCTTGTAAGCATCAGCTGTTTGACCAGGGTTACCACCAGCATAGATATTCTCTGAGAAATCTGCAAGATAATCCTTGTAGTAGTTCTTCTGAGGAGAATTGACAGAGGAAACTGAATCCTTTGCCTTAGACATATGAAGGTGTGACTCAAGGATATTACCCTGAATTCCTGTGATAGATCCAGTATCGTCTACAACAACGATATGTATTCCATCATTCTTACCATTTCTATCAAGTGTATACTTACCAGTACTTGGTCTGTCAGCAATTGACTTCCAATACACTGTAGAATTGGTTAAACCTAAAGTCTGAGCATCATACCAGTCTGTAGCACTAGTTGGGGTATGAATAACAGATGAGTGATGAGCACCAGTTGCATCACAGAATGTGACTGAATTAGTTGTAAACTGCCCATATGCAGTTCCTTCTTCGTATCCAATAGCAGAAGCAACTCCAGCAGTTGATACTCGTGCAACAATCTTAACATCTACAGTAGATGCCTCATTAGTTGAGTCAGTTGTAACACCAGTAATAATTCCTTTTAGATAACCACTAAATGATTCGGTACTTCCTGTTCCAGGAATGTTTACTGAAGAAAGTGCCATCGTAACACCATATCCAACAGTAGCACCTGCACCAGCAAGACTATCAGTTGTAATTCCTAGTGTTTGATCTGCAAAGTCATCAATGAAACAAACCTTCATGCTGTTCGCCCATGTCCCTGGGTTCTTAGAAGCATAAAGGAAATTAGTTGCACTTGCATGATTAGTAATATAATCATCATAGTTAAGAATACCACTATCACCTGCTAAGGCAGTAGTATATCCTATACCAGTACCAGCACCACTTGATGCGGCAGCGTCAGTAGCAGCATTAGCATTTGCTAATGTAGTAGCACCTGCACGGCAGACTTTTAAAACTCCACCATATGATAAGTAAGAAGCAGCACTCAACCAATACTCATATTGAGCATCTGTAGAGATAGGTTTACCAAATACTTTAATTAATTCTTGCTCATTAGTGACATCAATGGGGTCATTAACTGGTCCAATTTTAAATGGACCTGCAATTGCTCCAATGTTATCGAGTACATTATCAGCTCTTCCTACTGTTAGGTCAACCTCCCTTACCAATACTCCAGGAGACAATTGAGGAGTAGCCATGCTTTTTTTCTCCGAATCTTCAGTTATCTAGGAATTATTTATTGATTAGACAGTTTACATATAGTTCCACATATAATCCATCCCACCACCCTTATCTCCATACTCGTCTGTAAACCATCTATCCCCATCCCCATCTACAAAACTTTCCTGGCCCATACCATCATTTACAAATCCAAAGGGTGCCATATCCTGTTCGATTTGATTTTTTTGATCTTCATATAATTTCTTACGGACATCTTGATCCGTCATTTCTTTGAAATAATCTTGAGCAACTAACCATGCATAGATTACCAGACACATAGCAAGGTCATCATTACAACCCTCCTCTGCCATAAAGGAATTGCTTTTCTCAATAAAAGTAGTTAGTTCACTAATAATCTCATAATCGTTAAAGATTAACTTATCACTTTCAATAAAAGTCTTAAGATTAAGTGCTCCTACCTTTTTAACAGTCTTAGACATCTTGACTCCCATTTGAGTCTTCTTACCAGAAAATCCTTGACCAACAACTTGTCCTGCACGTCCTCTCATAGAACACATAAGAACATTCTCATATTCAAGATCATAATGTAATAAGGCTGCTACTTGATCTCCAACATCATTTACTTCACAAAGAATAAATGCTTGATTATAATTCTTTGCTACTTCATATATTATATTTGGAAATAACATCGGTTTAATTTCATTATTCCGATACTTTGCTACCACCTTATGAGGATAGGATGTTATATCAAAAACGATGAATGCAGAGTAATCTTCACTAACTCCTCTTGCAACGTCTACTGTCATTGCATATTCATGTTCTTTTTGTACTTCCTCATAAATATCCAACCCAGCACTTCTCTTAATTGGATTTTCATAAGTTAAAGTCCTTAACTTACTAGGAGCAATAAGAGTATCAACAGATCCTAGGAATTCACACTCAAACTCAATCTTAAACTGTTGTTCAGAAGTGTTTGCAATAGTCTGTAATCTCCATTCCTCATTTCTTCCAGGAACTTCAGACCAA